TTGCTTAAGAGCACAATAATTGAAAACCAGGTGAATAGCAAAAAAATAAAATTCAATCGATTCAATAGGTTAGCAGCAATTTGAAAAATAATTTTTTGTTGGTTACCTAAAAAAGCACCGGCAAGTTGTAGGTGATTTGCTAGGAAATGGCCGGCAATATGCACGTTCTCTAGAGGGGTATATATAAACTGTGTAAGCTTGAGCTAGGGGTGTACATAAAACTTGCTATAATGCGCCTGCTTCTAAAAGTTTAATACTAAACGAATAACGATAAATAAATAGTTTAACGTTAAACTACTTTTCACCTAGATTTTGTTCAGTTTTAAACGTTCTGCTATAAAAATAGTTCAATATTAAACTATCTAGAGGGGTAGGGCATGCGCCACCGTAGGGGTATACGTTACGTGTATATGCCTGATGACAGAGATGGGTATTTTTAGTCTGTTAACCACAATTTATTTAAAGTGGTTTACAGTTGAACAATAATTTTTGAGGGGTATAACTACTGATATGAAACTGTTTAAAAGAAACAACAAGTATTACCTGTTTGATTCCAAGGGAAAGCTGCTGATTATTACCAGGTCAAAGGGTATATGCTTAAGTATCATGAGGAGAAGGGTGTGACATGTTGTCACTTGGGGTGTATTCTTCTTGTTTTGAACTTGAAGCGTGTATAACTAATAGTATATAATACTAAGAGTAATACTTTTAGTACTTATTATTAATGATAATTAATTAATATTAACAATAATACTTAAAGTATTACTAATAGTACCCCACATTCTTTTTTTGTTGTCTATTTTCTGAAAGAAAATTGGAACGATGCTGTTGACTTGTGGGATACTTTACGTAAAACTACGCAACACAAGTAATTATCATGAACAAAAGAGTAAAGTACTTTGAGTCTGACTCAGTACTCAAAGAGTTCTACAAAGCTTTAGCTGATAAAAACGAGAACAAGTTAAAAAGGGTACACATTCCCCGATCTGACGTGTTCTATGTTAGAAGAGCTTACTACGAATCTACAGGACACTGGGTATCTTTAGACAGAATGGAAAGATCTATGTACCTCGAAGGTTTTTTACGTAGGCAAGACGTTCTAGACCCTGACAGAAAAAGAGATTGGGAATAATAAAAATGGTAGTAGACTTTGATATTGATGGTGATGGTAAGATCACAACAGAAGAAGTAGCTATGAAAGAACGTATGCTCGAGGTTGAGCTACGAGAAGAAAAAGCTGAGTCGCAAAAGAAGATGGCTTGGATAGCTATGGTGATGATGATTGGTTTTACAGTCGTTTTGTTCACACCGTTAATGTCAGATACAAGAGTAGCAGCCCTAGCAGATTTGCTTGGGCTATTTTACATTGCTCAAACAGGTATCGTAGCAGCTTACATGGGAGCTACAGCATACATGGCAGGTAAACCAATGGGCAACAGAGTAGCAATGCAGAAGGACATGAGATAATGCCATATATGGGATACGAAGACTTAGAAAAGTCAGATAGGTTAAGTGTCAGAGAAGTAGAGTTATTAGCCATAGAAAATGGTTACGACTATAGTATTACAGATAAAGGTATAAGACTTATAGCTGCTGACGGAGGTAAACGACTTTTTAAAGGGGGTACTAAAGCAAGTTCTGTAGGTAAATTCATGGGTTATTCAGAAGGTGGTTCAGTAAAAAGTAGAACAGGACACACAGATTACAGAAAGACAGGATTATTCAGATGAGTTTTAGATTAAGCCAAAGATCTTTAGACAGACTAGAGGGTGTACACCCAGATATGACAGCAGTAGTTGAACGAGCTATTCAACTGACAGACGTAGACTTTGGAGTTACGCAGGGTGTAAGAACCTTAGACGAGCAAAAGGCTAACGTAGCTGCAGGAAGATCTCAAACTATGAAATCAAAACATTTGTTACAAGATGACGGTTTTAGTCACGCAGTTGACGTAGTAGCTTACGTTGGTCCTGATGTTTCTTGGGAACTAAACATGTACGACAACATCTGTGACGCTTTTAAACAAGCTGCCCAAGAGATTGGATGCAGCATCAAATGGGGAGCAGCTTGGAGTGAAGGAGATATAAGATCTTACCCAGGCAGCGCAGAAGATGCTATGATGGCATACGTAGACCTAAGACGCAGCCAGGGGCGTAGACCCTTCATCGATGCTCCCCACTTTGAACTGATGTAATGAAAGAGTTTGTACTAGTTATAAGTTTGTGGGGAAACACTGGTGAAGAGTGGGTCTACACAGGTAATCAGTACATCATGCAAGAACTGTTTACTGAGCAGCAGTGTCAGATAATTGCTCAGAAAGCAAACTGGGAAAAGTACGAAGAGAACGAGTACTTAGGCTTACAGTTTGATTGTTTTAACAAAGATGATAAGCAGGAGTAATGTAGTGAGATGGTTAATACTCGTTCTATTCTTATCTGGTTGTGGTTTGAGTACTCTGCTTCCGCTAGGAGGATCAGACGGTCCTACAGTAAATTCTAACGCACAGATAGGCGCTGAGAACAGGCAAGCTGTAATGAGTGTTGAACAAAACACTACTGCAGGAAGAGATGTAATAAAAAAAGAAGTTGAGACAGGAACTGTGGAAAACTTAGACATTATCAACACCAACATACCTCCTTGGGTTATATTGCTGTTAATTTTAGGTTGGCTCTTGCCAACACCAACAGAAATGATTAGAGGTGTAACAGATTTTGTTTTGAGATTGTTTGGAAGAAAAGATAATCCGAAGTACGACAGGTATAAATAAATGGCTATACCTGAGCGTGTCAAAAACAAAATGAAAGCTGTTGGCCTCAAGGGTGTCAACAAACCGCAAAGGTTAAACGATAGTAGTGGTAAATCCCACCACGTAATGGCATCTGAAGGAGGTAAATATAAATATATAAAGTTCGGGCAGAAAGGTGTAAAGACAAACCAGACTGCAGGACAGCGTGAAGCTTTTAAATCAAGACACGCAAAGAACATAGCAAAAGGTAAAATGTCTGCAGCATATTGGGCAGACAAAGTTAAATGGAGTGCTTCTAAAACAAAATCTCCTTCTAAAAAATGGGTTAAAGGATCTTAAAATAAAATGATGTTAAACAAAAAAGAAATAGCTGTAGTAGCAGCATGGGTAGGATTGGCTGCTATACTAGCAGGAACTACATCCTACTCAAAAGACTTCTCTGTAGCGGGTCAGACTGTATCGTTTGGTGCGTCCTCAGATCTTAACTACACAACAGGGGTAGAAGATTGGGAATGGGAAATGACACCATCAGCAGGTTTATCTGCTATGGGTATCGGCCTAACGATGTCTACTGATATTGATATGTTGACTCTTGACGAAGGAGACATCTTTCAAGGCTTAGACTTTACAGCAGACTATACTTTGCCTAGCACAAATATTAGTCTGTACACCGAAGTATCAACAGACTCAGACTTAGAGTTTGGTGACGTAACAGTAGGGGCTACGGTCAGCTTCTAATGTGGATAGCATTTATGCTCCTCTGTAGTACACCTGCAGCGTTATCCTGTGAGGTAATGGCAAAAACAGAAGCAACGTTTACTACAGAGGAAGCATGTGCTCAAGAGGCAATGATAGTAGCTAGATATTTTCAACAGCAAGGATATCTAGCAATACCAGAATGTGTCAAAATCAAAATAGGAGTTTCGTTATGAGAATGATAAAATGGTTATGGAGATATTTTAAAAGAATAGGATGTGCAATCCTTAACAAAAACTGTGGACCTGACTGTAACTGTAAGGCGTAACGTTATGGCTTTATCAAAACAAAATAAAACTAAAGTTAAGAAAGTAATTAAAGGTTTAAACAAAGCCTCTAAATTACATGCAGGTCAAGCAAAGACTTTAAAAAAAGTAAGTGGAATGTCTAAAGGTGGTAGTACTGTAAACAAAGCAGGAAACTACACAAAGCCTGGAATGAGAAAGGCTTTGTTTAACTCAATCAAAGCAGGTGGCAAAGGGGGTAGCCCTGGTCAATGGTCTGCTCGTAAAGCTCAGATGTTAGCTAAACAATACAAAGCCAAAGGTGGGGGCTACAAGTCGTGAAAGCCCCACAGAAGTCTCTTAAGAACTGGACTAAACAAAAGTGGCGCACCAAAAGTGGTAAGCCTAGTTCTAAGACTGGTGAACGGTATCTACCTAGTGCAGCTATTAAATCTCTTAGCAGTGCTGAGTATGCCGCAACAACAAAAGCTAAAAGAAAAGGAAAGGCTGCAGGTAAACAGTTTGTAGCACAACCTAAAAAGATAGCGGAAAAGACAAGAAAGTTTAGAGCCGCTAAAGGTGGGGTAGTAAGTAATGGCAAAGCAAAAAGACCCAAAAGTAGGAACAGGTAAGAAACCTAAAGGGTCTGGACGTAGACTATACACGGATGAAAACCCTAAAGACACGGTATCGATTAAGTTTGCTACAATGGCTGACGCTAAAGCTACAGTAGCAAAAGTAAAAAAGTTAAAGAAGCCTTACGCAAGAAAGATCCAAATATTGACCGTAGCAGAGCAACGTGCTAAGGTTATGGGCAAGACAGCAATAGCAAATGTCTTTAAACAAGCTAAAGCAGAATTGCGAAGGAAACATAAAAAAGATGCCGTATCTACAAAGTAGCATACCCTATTTCAAAGCATGGGTAAGAAGAGAATACACAAAAAATTTGGAAGAGTATCATGGCGAGTTCTTACATTGCATGGTCATTGGTGTTACTACTATGCCAAACAGGACTCTCAGCTTTCAAGTTATTTTTACAGGCTGCGAGTCTGATTATGATGATAGCCCCAATATACATGGTGGTGCGATGTGGGCTAGACTACCTCTTGTAGCTTTAGTAGCTGACACACCGTTAGAGGAATGGCCTACAGAACTACCACCATATCTAGCACAGCCTTGGGATTGTATGTCACATACACACTCAGTATACAAATTAGAAAGGGCTAGTCCTGCTCCTTGGATAGCAAAAGTAGATGGAGAGTTCTACCCTGCAAAGTATTACTTCACTGTTGATTACACAGACAATGAAGTAGCTGACGATCCTGCACAACACAAACAGTCTCATGTCTTGGAATTGTTAGATGCAGGAGAGTACACAGGTAACATGGTTGCGTTACCCAATAATAGAGTGAGAGTAACTCACCCTGCTTGGTTTGAAACTGGACAAGGTGCTCCAGATTTTAGACCTAACCAAAATATTTATAACTCAAAAGAAAACGTGGACTACGTTTGGGATACGCAACGAGTCTTTAATAATTTGTATAATATTAATAGTGAGGAAGAACAATGAAGAAAATGAAGAAAAAAGGCATGGCTAACGGTGGTGCTGCAATGAAAAAAAAGGGCATGTCTAAAGGCGGTGCTAACATGAAAAAGAAAGGCATGGCTAATGGCGGTGCTATGATGAAGAAAAAAGGTATGGCTAAAGGTGGCCTTAAGAAAAAAGGTATGGCTAACGGTGGTGTATCTATGAAGAAAAAGGGCATGGCAGCAGGAGGATTAAAAACTCCTAGTGCAAACCAGACTGGCCTTAAAAAACTACCAACATCAGTTCGTAACAAGATGGGTTACATGAACGAAGGTGGCATGTCTAAAAAGAAAAAGGGCATGGCTAACGGTGGTGCTATGATGAAGAAAAAAGGTATGGCTAAAGGTGGAGCTAACATGAAAAAGAAAGCTTACGCCAAAGGTGGTACAGTAGCTACTTACAACGTAGGTGGTATGGTTAAGTCTTCTGGTCCTCTTAACACAGGAATCAAAAAAGCTACTAACACTTACAAGTAGAAAAGAGGATAATATAATGGCTTCTTATAAAGACTATAAAAGTATCTCTGCTGCACAGAAAGCAGGATCTTTGTACTACATGAACAAGCAAGGTAAGAAGATGCTTGCTGTAACTAAAGAGCAGTTAGATGCTTGGAAGAAAAAAAATAAAGGTAAGTACAAAGGTTCTGCTCTTACAGCTTGGGCTAACAATAAAGGTAAAAATATTAGTGGTGCTCCAACATCATCAAAGAAACCTAGAATACGTCCTGGTTCTGGCCCTATAGACGTTATGACTGACGCTGAAAAGAAAAAAGTAAAATTAGCAAACAAAGAAATGTCTGTCAGAGATATTAAAAGGGTTGCTGAAGGTGCTTTAACAAGAACAGAAGCTGAAGAAAGAACTAAAAAATATTATGAAAATCAAAATAAAAAATCACCTAAAGCTACTAATTTTGAATCTTGGTACGAAAAGAACAAAGACAAGTACAAAAGTAGAGCAAGAGCTTTAGAAGCCTATAAGATGGGTCCAGGCAAAACAGAAAGTACTAGGTACGGAAACTCTAAAGGTAGCTTACAGAAAAAGAAAAAAGGGTATGCTAAAGGTGGAATGACTGACTATCGTAAGAAAGGAATGTTTTACGGTGGTGGTATGACTAGAAGAGGTAAAAGATGAAACTAGATGGTGAAAAAGTAATTGATCAATATGGTGCTGTTCTTGCTGAGTACATTCACGGAGAGTGGCACACTAAAGACCCTGCTGTCTTAGAGTTTATTATGAATCAAGACAAACCCGAAAAGAAAAGGGTACGTGCTCGAGATGAAAAAGGTAGGTTAAAAGGTGACGATCCTTCTACTCCTAACGTAAACGAAGCTTGGATGCCTGAATCATAACAGGGTTGCATATTTGTCACTACTCTGATATAACTACTTGTATATAACTATCCTCAGCCAGTTAGGGCTAACACACACAGAGGATAGAAAATGTTTAAAAGATTTTTCAATAGATTATTAGAAGCAAGAGCAGAATCAGCTAGACGTAAAATTGCACGTATGCAACTTCACAAAATGACTGACAGAGAACTACAAGACGTAGGTATAGTTAGGTGTGATATAGAGAGGGTTATCTTAACAGGTAAACCTCTTTGAGAAACACAATCAGTTCTTTAATGATACTAGGAGTACTTTGGGAGGAGGCTCGTGGACCCAGTAACAATTATCGGTGGAGCTACCGTAGCGTTCAATGCTTTGAAGAAAGGCTTCCAGTTCGGAAAAGATCTTCAAGAAATGGGTGGTCAACTAAATCAGTGGGCTAGTAGCATGAGCGATCTATCCTACTTAGAGCAGAAAAATAAGAACCCTCCCTGGTGGAAAGCTATGGGAGGTTCTGTTGAAGCAGAAGCTTTAGAAATATTCACTGCTAAAAAGAAAGCTGAAGCCATGCGAAAAGAGCTAAAAGACTGGATCAGTTTTACGTATGGGCCATCGGTTTGGGATGAGCTTGTAGCCACTGAGGGCAAGATACGTAAACAAAAAAAAGAGCAAGAGTACCGTAAAGCAGAGATACAAGAAGCAATAATTACTTGGGGTATCTCAGGTGTTCTTCTTTTAGCAGGTGCAGGTACTTTAGGTTTTATAATTTATATGGTGGCATAATGGCAAGAAACTTAACAGAAAAACAACAGAGATTCCTTGAGGTTCTTTTTGAAGAAGCAAAAGGAGATCCTGTACAGGCTAAAAAACTAGCAGGATATGCTGATAGTGTGGCTTCTACTTCTGTTGTTAATACCTTGACAGATGAGATCGCAGATGTTACAAAGAAATTTATAGCACAATCTTCAACCAAAGCAGCTTACACAATGTTTTCTGTTATGGCAGATCCTACAGATCTGGGTGTAAAAGAAAAGATGTTAGCAGCTAAAGATATTCTAGATCGTGCAGGATTTACCAAAACAGATAGGGTAGAAGTAAAAACATCAGAACCTTTATTTATTTTACCTGCAAAAGAAGATGAGTAAAAGAGCAACAACAGCAGACCACCCAACCGAAGTAGACTGGCAGATACCACTCAGGGGAGAACTAGGAGAATGGTATCCTGTCATAAGAGTAGGAAGACACGTACCCTTTGGTTATAAACAAGATGAAACAGATCCAGACTTACTGTTACCTATCCCTGAAGAGTTAGAGTTACTAGAAAAAGCTAAACTATTTCTTCAAGAATACAGCGTAAGAAAAGTAGCAGCTTGGTTATCGAAAGAATCTGGTAGAGAAATATCGCATGTAGGGTTATACAAACGTGTCAGAATGGAAGAAAAAAGGCGTAGAGCTTCCTCGAACTATAAGCAGTATGCCAAAAAATATAAAGAAGCGGCAAGGAAAAGCCAGAAGATCGAAGAGAAAAGACTTGGTGGTAGAAACACCAGAAGTCTTGACACAGATGAGGGCTACATCAAACTCGAAAGAGGGGAGTGTTGCCCCTTCTGTGGACAAACAAGAGGTAATATTTGAACCTAACCCAGGTCCACAAACTAAGTTTCTAGCATCTACAGAACAAGAGGTACTATACGGAGGAGCAGCAGGTGGTGGAAAGTCGTATTCGATGGTGGCTGATCCAGTTAGATACTTTACGAATCCACATGCACGAATGCTACTTGTTCGTAGGAGTACAGAAGAGCTACGAGAACTTATTTCTGTAAGCAAACAACTTTA